TTCAGCGTCGAGTCCGTGAACAGCCTTTAGGTCCTGAGCAAGCTCAGTGGTGTAATCGGCCTTTAGAGCACGGGTCTTAGCCTGAACAGCAACCTTGTCGATGGTGAATGCCATTTCCTGGAAAGGCTTAGTACCACCGAGGTTTTCAGCATCACCAACAAGCATGGCCTTGAAGTTGTCACCGTAGAATGAGCCTCTGGTTGCACCAGTAGTACCACCGAATAGGGTTAGACCGTAATCGGCTGAACCACCGAAGTAAGATGAATATAAAGTACTACCAGCAGTACCACCTGAACCACCGAATGGTACGAATGCTTCCTGGTACATGGCTTCTGCGCGAGGACCGCCTTGTGGGTCATACTTGGGACGCATTGCGAAGATGAGTCCGGTAGGAGCGGTCATGGGCTGAACGCCGCAGATGTCGTAAGCAATGAGATTAGGCATTGCACGACGAACGAGGCTGATTAGGATTGGATCGTAACCAGCGATGTTGGTGGATGATGCGTTACCAAAAACGTTGCTGATAGGTCCACCGAGGGTGTTATCTTCAACTAGTCTTTGCTGACGCATTGCAGACTCTTGATTTTCAAGAAGAACTGCGGTAACTTTTGCTTTATAAGTATCTTCGATAGCGGGAAGAGCGTTATGATTGAGAACGGGTTCCCACTTCTCAGTTAAAATATCGTATGGTGTTGAATCTTCGTACATTGTATCTCCTGTGTATTTTTATTTATAAATTATCTGTGCTTAAGATGTCTACTGATCGCATTTGCGTAGACATTAACAGTACTTTCCGTTAGTGTTTCTGGTACTGTTGATGTCTCAAGAATATCAATAGTGCGATTGGCTGGTTGAATTCTTGTTTGGGTTTGTTGTGATGCTACGGCTGGACGAGCAAAGAAGCTTTCTTTAATAACTCTGAGTTTTCTACGGAATTCGTCAGTATTATCAAATTCAACTCCTTCTGCTAGACTGGCAAGCTTGTCAACCTGAGTTGCAGCTAAACCAGAAGTTTCTTCAGCAAAAACTGCTACGGCAGCAGTATCCAGAAGCTTCTTACGAAGATTTACATTTTCGTGAATGCTCTTGTTTAGTTGTTCTTTCTGAGAATCTAGTTCAGTATAAAGTTCGTCAAGAACATCGTACTTCTCATCTGGAACATCAATGAAGTTGCTTTCAAATAGTTTCTTTAGACCGAAGATGAAGTTTTCGGCTAGTTCAACCTTAACTCCTCTTTCAACCTGTAGGCGATTTTCTGTTACCCATTCTTCAACAACATAGGTAAGATAATCATCAACTTTTTCAGTTAATTCGCCAACAGTAGCAGCAAGAGCATTTGAATAATGCTTTTGATATGCTTCATGTAGTCTATTTGATCTTTCGTTTAATTTTTCATTTATGGCAGCAACAAAGATTGTCTTTGTTCTTTCGACAAAATCTTCTGAAAGATTTGAATTAGCAAATAAAGCAGCAAGATGCTCCTTCAAAGAGTCTTCTGTTTCTGTTTCTGCTTCCATGTCTTCGTCATCCATTTCGTCTTCAGTTCCCATTGGTGAACCTGCCATTTGGTCTTGTGCTCCCATTTTAGGAGTTTGAATAGAAGCGACGTTTTGTGCATAGAAATCACCAACAGGTTTGTTTAAAACAAAACCTTGTCCAGTGGTATCAAAAGCTCCTCCGCCTAAAATATCTTGTTCGTCCGATTGTGTATTTTGTGGTAACATTATTATCTCCGTTTTATATATTAATCATTTAATTTAATGTAAAAATTATCTAGATGGTCTTCCTATTGATTGTGAAATTTTTCCAGAAGAGCCTCTTATTGTTCGTCTAGCATCTCCAAAAATATTATCAGCTAGCGTTGCTTCTGCATCTTGTGCCAACCCTTGCAAATTACTACTAAAAAATCCTTTACTTTGTAGTTGATTTGATACTAATGCTCCAGTCCCAGCAGCTAAAACATCTTTACCTGTAATAGCACCTTTACTTGCGGCAGTTGGTTGTCTTAGATCTAAAGCCATTTCAGCATCGTCTAATTTACCAGCGGCTAGTGCTCTTTCTGCACTTATTCTTCTTGCTGCATCACTTGCCGACATTGGTGTATTTCTTGATGCATTTAATGCGTCTTGAATTAGGGATTCTCTGTCTGCAAGTGCTTTTGTTTGTGCTGCTGCTCTTTGCGCTGCACCAGGAGCAGAAGCTGCTCTTTGGGCTGCTCTAGTACTAGATGCAGTTGTAGTTCCTGTTCTAATATCAGATATTTTATCTGCTACATTTTGGCCTAATTCTCTGATTCCTTTTCCGGCTCTACCAACTGTAGAAATTGCGGATTTTTTTAATCCCGAACGACCAACTGCACTAGTTGTTCTTGCAGCAACACTACCCGCACGACTTGCGGCTCGTACTATTCCTCTACCAATAGTTCCAAGAATATTTTCGTCTAATTGATCGTTGGACATGGTGTGGTAAGCACACTCATTCAATGATCTTAATTCTTTTGAATTTAATCTTTTCATTTGATTTTTCTTAAGAAATCAGCAAATACCTTAATTGATTCTTCTTGATGTTTTCTCTTCGAAGCACCTGAAACTCTTCTGTGATATCCGGCAATGTCTTGTTCTTTTAGAATACCATTGTCCCAGACCCATTCTTTTCCTTCCATGATGCCATCTACGAAAGCATTTGGAGCTGATGGATCCGCAACGATATCAATTGCAGCAAGCATGAAATCTTCTTTGACATAGTTAACATTACCCTTCTTTTGTAATGAACCCATGCCACGGGTAGAAACGCCTAGCTTGACTCCTTCATTCATTAGATTTTTTACAATCTGTCCGCATGGAGTATCAAGGACTTTTGCTTTTCCGTAGATGTCATTACCGCTTTCGTTTAACCAAGTAACTCTGTGAGATACGCGGTCAAGATTTACGGAAGGACCAGATGGGTGATTTAATTCACCAAGAGCACGATTCTTCTGGACATATTCAGTTACATAACGACGGGCTTCATTAACAAGAATATTTTTAGGATATATTCTTCCATTCTTGTTTTGCTTTTCAGCCTGCATGAAAATACCTTCGATGAAATATTGCTTTTCACCGCTATCAGCTTTCTCTGTAAGAAACTTGATATCTTCAGTCGTTTCTGTAATTAACTTCATTATTTCTTACCTTTTTTGCTCTTCTTCTGTGCAGCTGCAATTATGTCTCCGCGAGTAATCTTGTCCTTTGGAGGATACATGGCAGCTAGTTCTGTATCTGAAGCTTCCATCATTTCTTTTTCTTCATCGTCTTCGCCGTCTTCGCCGTCTTCGCCGTCTTCGCCGTCTTCAGACCCCATTGACTCTTCTTCTTCCTCTTCAGCGGCTGGACCGTAATCATCTTCTTCGTTGAAAGAAGCCTTGGCAATGCGAACATATTCTTCCGCTAATCTTTCGCCTAGCTTGACTGTTAAATCGTCATGAATTAGCTTCTTAGCGTCGATTGCGTTTTCGGATAGTATTGAATGAATTATTTTTTTACTTTTCATATTTTTTTCCTTTATATTTAGAAAATTTTATTGTTGAGCTTGAGCCTGTTGTTCCATTTGCATTTGCTCTAACTGTTCTTGTTTTTGTTTTGCTATATCAACGGCCATTTCTCTATCAATTACTTCCATTTCTTCTTCTGTTTGTTTTAGTATATTTTTACGAATATAATTAGTGGAATAATATCTTCCAATTAATGGTTCCATTTGAGTAGCCAATTCCATTCTAGCAGATAATATTTCAGCATCCTTTAAATCATTAAAATATGAATCACGATTAAATGCAAAATTAATATGAGGATAAATTAGATTCCAATCATCCTCAGTAATTACTCCCTTTAAAATTAGCTGAATTCTAAGTAATTGAGAGAACATTCCAGAGAACTTATAACGCAATCTTTCAATAAATTTATAAAATTTTACTTCATCTCGCGTGATATCAGCCGATCTTCCGAGATTGAATCCATTTTCTCCAACTAGCCTTGAAGGAGGAATATTCAATGCAAAATATAGTTTTTTCTTGAAATATTCAACATCGGTTAGCTCACCGAGATTCTGTCCCCCATCTAGGGTAGTAATTTCTGTGCCTCTACCCCCCTCTCTTCTTGGGAGCCAGAAGTCTTCAAGCATGGCCATTTGATTTCTATCGTCTTTGATTTCACCAGTTGTCTGATTATAAATCATTCGATTACGATACTTATTCATAAGCTCACGAACATACTGTTCGGCTTTTTGCTTTGGTAGATTACCTACATCCACATAGAAGATCCTACGCTCTGGGGCGCGAGAAATGCGATATACGACAATGGCATCTTCTACCTGTCGTAGCATGTTCAGTGGTCTGATTGCCTTGTGGAGGAATCCTAGAACTCTCTTTGAGTTCATATCCACCATTCCAGAATGAACATAGCAGATTGAATCTGGGGAAATTTTAAGTCCACCAGCACCAGTTCCGATTATAGAGTTTTTATCATTATTCGAATAAACATAGAACTCGTCTACATCTTGAATAATTGATAAAGACTCACCATTTTGTTTTGCTGGATTTGATTTTACTTTTCGAACTTTCTTAATTTTTGTAGAATCAAGCGGAATCAATTGTTTAATACCAGACGATGGATCGTCCATGTCAATTGAAATATAAAAATAAAGCTTTGAATCGATATACCATCTACGGAATATTTCGTATGATTTATCTTGAAAATCAAGAAGCTGAAGAATTGAATCAAACTCTGAATATATTCTGCTTTTTATATTCTCAGAAAAATTGATCTTTGATAAGTCTAATTTTACTGGTTTTCTGTCCGCACCTAAAACTATTGCTTCATTAGTGATTTCATCGATAGCCGTATCTACTTCAGGATACAATGCCATTGCTCTATACTGAGAAATAGTTGCCTGCTCATCCTTGGCAGAACCCATGAAATCAATAAATGTTCCATAGACTCCAGAACCTTCAAGGGTATATGCTCCATCAAATTCCTCTGGTGGTGTGAAATTTTGAAGATTTGCTTGATCTTCCTTAGTGTCTTTTATTAATCTAAACCCAAAAAGTTTCAAATCCATTTCAAATCTCCATATTATTGTTCAAGATAATCAAAAGAAAATATCACTCTAAATGTCACATATTGATTTGGCACTCTCATATCTAGGTCAATTTTATCCACAAGCAAAGGCCAGCAACCATATAATTTAACAGTCTTAATTACATTAGTGCAATTTAAATCTAATTGATCTACAACCCAACCGTTGGCTTTATAACTTGAAGGATTTGTTTGAGTTCCTTCATTATTTAAATGATCATTGATTGTATTGCTCCAATCATGGAATTTACTCCACAATTGAGATTCGTTTGCATTTACATCATCAAGAATATCCACTGCCCAAAGACTATTTCCTTGATCGCCATATGTTCTATCTCCTGGTAATTTTAATTTTCTTCCTCTATAATCATATTCGACAACATAAAGATTATTTTGTGGTAAAGAAGCAGTCAATACCTGAAAGATATTAAATCCACCTCCATAAGGAAAGTTACCAGTAACTCTAAATCTATTTTTTCTAGTGCCACCAGAAAAGTTTGTTTTGAAATTTTCTATTGTTTGTGCCATTTATTTCTCCGATTAACCAATAAAATAATCGTATGATAATTTTACAGAAAATGTATTGTATATCTGTGAATTCATATCAAATTCAATACCACCAACAATATTTGGAAAGCATCCCTTAAGAGTCATTTGCTTTAATGCATTTCCATTAGCGTCTAGATGTTTTATAACCCAATCAGTTTTCAAATCTCTAAATGCATCTGTTGAAGATGAATGGGTATTAGCAGCATGCTCATTTAATTTTTTATGCCACTGCTGAAACGATCCCCATAAAGTTTTATTTGTATCATCAAGAATGGCAATATCCCAATCTGCATATTCTCTATCACCAGCATAATGTACTAGTCTGCCTCTATGAGGAATTGAAATTCTTCCCAACGCAGATGGTGGCATAGAAGCAGATAAAATGTGATAGGTTGCTACGTTGTTAACAACACCAGTTGGCCATTGTGCGGTTACTAAAAATCTATTTCTTCTAGTTCCGCCTTTGAAATTTGAAATGAAATTCGTAATCGATGCCATATGTTATGTAGTAAAGCTTAATTCCACAAAATTTATACTTTGTGATGGCTTTATTGCTACATCAACATTTATTTTTCTATTATTATAATCAATTTCAGTATTATTTGAATCATCGCAAATTACAGTATAATCATCAATACCAAAACTACCTTTAACAAATTGAAGATATTGTTCTATTTTAGTTTTTACTAGAATTCTTGTAGGTTCATCGTTAAATTCGAATAAAGTAGTGTTTAAAGCGTATTGTATATTATAAACAATATTAAAAATTAAATTAGAATAAGAAATCGATTGTTTTAATGGATAAGCGTTTCCTGTATATCCAGATACATCGCTATTAATATAAAAAGCCTTTAGATTGTCGTTTCCTATTAATTGAAGAGGTATATTTATACCTTTATCATAAATCGGTTCTAGATTAAATTCAGCTGGGGTTTGAGGTACAATTTCTTCTCTTTGAAATTGAGAAGTAGATATTTCTTCGATTGTTTCAAAATCTTGATTTAATATTTTACCTCTAACAAAACCCGCTGGAGGAAGCCAAGGAATAGATGCTAAACTTCTACTAAAACAACCAATAGCATCAGACATTAAAGGAACTGGAACTAATTTTTTATCGCTATCTGCTATACCATCAGCACGATAAAATGGAAATTTTTTCTTCATTCCACCTATAGAATAGGTCAAAACTTGGAAATCATTATCATTAAAATTTCTTAGTTTAAAATCTGATATTAATATAGAACTTCTAATATTATTTGAAGTTACATATGGTTCTTCGATTAAAAATCCTGAAGAATTCAAACAATTAAAAATGATAGGTATGCGTTTTTCTTTAAAAAATGTTTTTACATTATTACTGATTGTTGTATTTAAAGGATCGTATGAAAATGCTTTTATTTTATTTTCATTAACTGCTTTTTTTAAGGCTGATATTTCATCTGTAACACAATTTATAAGAATAATATTGTAATTATAATGAGAAGTATCAAGTAAAAATGTATTATAAAAATTTACTTTTCTTGCATTTTGATATGCTTGAGTAAAAGGACCAGTAGTAGTAGTTACTAAATCCAAAAAATCTTCAAAAATAGTAATACTAGGAGTGGTCGATATGGCACTATAATCGCCATTTTTAATTAAATTTGTTAATTTTGTCTGAGAATCAATTTTATAATATTTTTCATTCTGAAGTTTTAGAAAATTGATATATGTTGAATCATAGATCAATATTCCAATGTCTATGTCTTTTTTACTTTCTATTACTTCAAAATTAAATGTTAAATCATTCATTAAGATTGATTAATTACAAATCTGAATGAAACCTGATTTACTGAGAATACAGGTTTGAACGATAGATCTACAACAATTTGTCTGGCATCAACGATTGCTGTCGTGTTATTTGTTTCATCACAAACGATTGCGTATGATGAAACTCCTCTACCAGATTTGGTAAATTCCATAACAGATGTCAACGCAGCCACAATCTTTGATCTGGTTTCGGCATCATTGAGTTCAAATAATGCTTCTGCGACTATTGGTTTAATTGCTCTATTGATGTAGTTTATAAGTCGTGTGACACCAATCTGCTTCTTGTTTTCAGTTGTAAGTTCACAAGTCTTGTCACCTAGCAAGAAAATACCATCAATACCTAGAACATTATTGAATCCATTTACAAATTGATCTTGTAGGTTTGTAATATCTGTATCATCAATTGATGGAGAAAGCTTGGAAATTGTGTTTACGACTCCTCTTATTGTTCCTGCTGGAGCGTACCATGGGAAAAAACTACTATCAGTTCTTGCTAGGCATCCTGCGGCATCTGAAAGCATTAGAATTGGAATATTTGCAGTTTCTCCTCCGTATAGTCTTGCTCTTTCTTTTCTTCCTATTACAGAGAACATATTATTATCAAAAGTTGATCCACTAATGCCAGTAAGTCCTGTTACGCCAAACCCACCAGAAGTGGTAAATTGAATTGGATAATTTCCAGTTGTTCCATTATGGAATTCAAATGATGAACCTATTATTCCGATAACATCTTCAAAAATATTTACTAAAGCAACTACATCATTGAATTTATCTCTTCTTTCATAGAAAGCAGAATCAATTTTTATATTCGCTGATGCTAACGAAGTAGCACCAGTTGCTGCAATCAAAATACCACCATATTCTAAATAATTTAATGCAGAATGTAATTCTCTGTCAAGAGTAGTACCACCGCTAAATCCTTTTTCTGGTCCAGAAGAGCTAAAACCACTTGAAGTTCCGGCAAGTACGGCCACATTAAATTCTGAAATTAATTCCTGGGGGGAGTTATATTGTTTAAAAGCTGGA